TGTCCGTTAAACTCAGGCTACCTCACAAGACCCGGTGGCCCGTGCTTTTGCCACACTGAAGGTGCTTCCCGTTTATCTGCGTGAACCTCTGAGCCGCCACCTCTCTTTTCTGCGCAAGAAGCAGGAAGCCGATCGTCAGAAAGGCAAAAAGAGCTGGCAGGCTGAACGCTACGCGCGCGGAACCCTGCGCAAAATATTCGAACGTCTGGACCGCACCGACAGCCGCTGGCTGACACCGGGCTATCGCTCCCTTGCCGGACGCGAACGCCTGGACGATTTGCTTTACCTGCCGCAGCTCAACAAACACCAGATACAGACGCTGGCCACCATGACGGCGGCGATGTTCAGTGGCACTTTTGAAAAACTCTGCGATGGCTTTGGCGCGACCGATGGCGAGCTGACCATGGATGTAACGCTGAAGGCGTATCAGATGCTGGCCCGCATGGCGTTACACCTGCACGCTATGCCTCCACATTATGACGCTCTGACAACAGACAAAGACCGGAGGAATGAACCGGACACGGAGCTGCTGCCGGGCGCAATCCTTCGCCTGACCTGTGCGGAATGGTGGAAACGCAAACTGTGGCTGTTACGTTGCGAGTGGAGAGAAGAACAACTCCGCGCCGCCTGTCTGGTTTCCAGAAAAACATCACCCTATCTGAGCCAGGACGCGTTAAGCGAGTTTCGCGCACAGCGCGAGAAAACACGCGATTTCCTGAAAAGTTTCATGCTGGAAAACGAAGACGGGTTCACGATTGATCTCGAGACAGTGTATTACGCGGGAGTAAGTAACCCGATTCACCGTAAGGCAGAAATGATGGCCACCATGAAGGGGCTGGAACTTCTGGCCGAAGCCCGTGGCGACAGAGCGGTGTTTCTGACTGTCACCTGCCCGTCAAAATACCACGCCACAACAGAGAACGGTCATCCGAATCCCAAATGGAACGGGGCCACCATGCGCGACTCCAGCGATTACCTGGTTAACACGTTTTTTGCGGCGGTCCGCAAGAAACTGAACCGCGACGGCCTGCGCTGGTATGGCATCCGCACGGTGGAGCCTCACCATGACGGCACCGTGCACTGGCATATGATGGTCTTTGCTCATCCGGAAGAAATCGACACCATTGTGTCCCACACCCGCGATATTGCCATTCAGGAAGACCGCCACGAGCTGGGCAATGATATTACTCCGCGCTTTAAGGTGGAGTATGTCGACGGCTCAAAAGGCACGCCAACCAGCTACATCGCCACCTACATCGGAAAGAACCTGGACAGCCGCGCCGTGGATGGCATCGACCCGAAAACGGGCAAGCCACGCGTTGACCACGAAACCGGAAAATCAATGGCCGAGAGCGTGGAACGCGCCATCGGCTGGGCACGCCTTCACCGGGTCCGCCAGTTCCAGTTCTTTGGCATCCCCTCCCGTCAGGTATGGCGTGAACTCCGCCGCCTTGCCAGCCAGATGGCACGCAACCCGGAAGGCCCACAACGGCTGAAGGATGATGCAATGGATGCGGTACTCGCTGCCGCTGATGCCGGGTGTTTTGCCACCTACATTGAGAAACAGGGCGGCGTACTTGTTCCACGCAAAGACTACCTGATTCGCACCGCCTACGACCTCGCAGATGAGCTGAACGATTACGGCGAACAGAGCGTACAGATTTACGGGATCTGGTCACCACTCATCGGGGAATCCTCCCGTGTGTGCACGCACCCGGATAACTGGAAGCTGGTAAGACGTAAACCGGAAGCGGAAGACAGCACCCGCGAAAATGGTTTTGACCTTCAGGGCGGCCCTGCCGCCCCTTGGACTCGTGGCAATAACTGTCCCCGTGTACAGGAAACGGACAACAACGGGACAGAACAGCCGGAAGAAAGGCCAGCACCGTGGCCGCAGCTTCCTGACGGCGTTGACGTGAATGAATGGATGCGCTCACTGAAACGGCACGAACGCCGGGCGCTGATGCGTTCGCTGCGTGACAAACAGGCAAAAAACAGCAGTGATGAAATGCAGAACTGGACACAGAGCCGCAAACAGCCACGGCCTTTGCCTGATAATCACGAGTTACTCGCTAAAGAATGGCGGGAGTCTGCTGAATCTCTCGGCCTGCATATCGGTGAACAGCAGATGCAGCACCTGTTACGGGGCGGCAGTCTGTACGTTGACGGCAGCATCATTGCACCGCAGGGATTTGAAATTGTACGCAAACCAGATACCCGCCCGGACAGCCGAATCACGCAACTCTGGCAGCGCCTGAGCCGTAATCACGGCGTAAGCAGCACGGAGATCCGCCATAACCCGGTCGCCAGCTATCTGGAACAGCTGGGGGCATCAGACCCCGAAGCCGCCGCACACCTGGCATCCACACTTCAGCAGGACCAGAACACCATGAAAACCCCCGTTACCGTGCTTTCTGACATGCTGCGCGCCATCCGTGACGCAGTGCACGCACAGAGAATCAGTGAAACCACTGAACGCGCCCACCGCAAAGCAGACCTGCTGCGGGGTAGCCTGACCAGTGGAAACAAAAAACAGACAGAAACGGGACTCACAAATCCCGTAAATGAGCAAAAAACGTGCCGCGATATATGAAGCGCGCACAAAACAGGCAAAAGCGGGATTTAAAAATCCTGTAACCGATTAATTAATCAACACAAGGAAAAGCGACATGAAAATTTGTATCGACGACGGCTCCACCAACATCAAGCTGGCATGGACTGAGAACGGCGAACGCCGCAACGCCATCAGCCCGAACAGCTTCAAGTCGGAATGGTCTGCGCCGTTCGGTGGCACGCAGCCCGCGAACTACATGCTTGATGGCGTGCGCTATGGTTTTGATCCGGTCAGCGATCGCTTTGTCCAGACGACCGACACGCAATACCAGTACAGCGATGTGAATATAATTGCCATTCATCACGCGCTGGTCAAATCAGGCATCACACCACAGGAAGTGGATGTGGTTGTCACCCTGCCACTGAGCGAGTATTTCGATACAAACGCACAGCCGGACATGGCCAACATCAACCGCAAAAAAGCGAACGTCATGCGCCCGGTGGAGTACCAGAACGGCGAAGCATTCACTATCCGTAACGTACGGGTTATGCCTGAATCCATTCCGGCTGGCTTTAAGGCACTGGCTGACATGAGTCCGTTTGAATCCCTGCTGATTGTGGATTTGGGCGGAACCACTCTGGATGTGGCAAAGGTTCAGGGGCAACTGGCAGGTATCAGCCAGGTGTTTTGCGATCCACACGTGGGCGTTTCTCTGATGGCCGATGCCGTACTGTCGGTGATGGCCACTAACGGTATGCGCACCAGTCACCACATCGCCAATACCATTATCGAACATCGCCATGATGAAGCCTGGCTGCGCCAGCACATCCACAATGACGCGCATTACGCCAGCCTGATGGCGGTTATTCGTGAAAAGGAAGAAACACTGAAACAACGCGTGATCCGCGCGCTGGCGGGTTTTTCGGGTTACGGGCGGGTGATGGTTGTCGGTGGAGGGGCGGAGATTGTGGCACCCGCTATCCGCGAAGCCTGCGGAGTTAATGCGACTTTCATCGCGGACGGGGTGCCACAGTTTGCTCTGGTTAATGGGCTGTACGCAATGGACAAGGAGTAAACCAATGACGACTCCAACCAGACGGATAAGTTTCTATCTGAAGCCCACCGCCGTCAAGAACGAAGGAGAAGCATGCGCCTGGCTGGACAGCCTTACACCAGAAGCCCGCAAAAGCGGCCAACGCGTGGCTTTTCTGGCCGGGCTGGCACTTCTGAAAATGAATCCGGCAGAGGCTTATCGACTGGCTGCATGGGCTGGTGATGAAGCGTTATCAGTGACACAAACCAGGACAGAACGCCCCGCATCACAGCCAGTATCAACCGCACAGATAACCAGTCAGATGGCCGGAAATATCCGGGCGTTATTTCCTGAATAACACAACATCAGGGCGAGTTCGCCCTGCTCTCCACCTCAGAACATAAACAAGGAGAACGACTTAATGAGCGAAATCAACTATCAGGCATTACGTGAACGTTATTCACCTGTGCCAGTACCGAAATGCCCTATTTGCGGCGAGGAAATGTCAATTCAGCGAATATCTGGAGCACAGGTTGTTTATGCCTGCTCCGGTTATGGTGATGATGGAGATTTCAAAATTGGCCGAACTCTTGCCGACGAACATTATGAAAAATCACGCGTAACAGTGTTGGATGTCGGGGATCCTGAAGTATTGGCGCTACTTGATTGGCTGGAAACCAAAGACAACCGAATCGCTGAACTGGAAAAAATCGCCACTGACTATGCACTTAAATTCCAGAAAGCACAGGACGCATTAAAGTATGCCGCTTTGCTGCATAGCAGGACGGCGCAACAAACAAATAATTTTGCAGTATCGCTTCCGGACATAAGCGAATATTTCATTAATGACGTATTTCAGCCCTTGCGATACGAGCGGGATGTTGAAAGAGCCATCATAAAGGCTGGCGGAAAAGCATTGTGGCAGGAGAAACACGAGGACAGAACGCATCAGTCCTGCGATGTAAATCGTGGATGGTTTAGCCCACTGACGACAGATAAAAATAACACCTGATCCCCCTCAAACCAGGGCGATAATCGCGCATCGCCCTGCTGCACAATAGTGCACAAGTTTGCACAATTTTTTTGAACGACTTTTTACCCTTCCGGCCCGCATGGCGGCTGGATCCGTCAAGGATCCGTGCGTGCACAAAAAAACGCGCTTTTTCTGCGCGCAGGTGACGGGGGAACAGCCCGCGTTTCAGGGGGTAAATAGCATCCCCTGAACGATGTCGCAGCGACACAACAGAATGGCTGTATTTCTCACGCTGAGCGTGAAAAAGACGTGAGGGCTTTTGATTTGATGGGTGGCAGATAAGGCCGTCAAAATCGCACTGAGGCGGCGAGAACATGCAGTCAACGCGGTGGGATTGCGTAAGAGTCTGACCGCCGATGATGACAATAAGCAGAAAAGCGTCGTGAAATTATCTGATTGATACAGGAGCTGGAGAGTCGGGGCATAAATTTTTTATGCCCCGGCGAAGCAGCAGACAAGCGAAGCGCGTCAGGATGTGGGCTGGGTATCTAGCAGTGCGTAAGGGTTAAAGCGGATCACCTCTTCGCCAAGCCAGTCATTGATGTGCTTCATGGCCTCCATAACGGGCATCAGCTCGTTAATTGCGTAAACCCGCGCGGCCTTCTCCACATCACCAAACGCACTTTTTTCGCCCGGCATCGCCCCCATCAGTTGCGGCGGAACGCGGTGCGCAGCCAGCACATCATCACGGGATGCCGCCTTAACATTCATGAACTCATCCTTTGCAGTGATCTGCTGGAACGGCAAAATTTGCACACCTTCTTTGCCCCCGTTGGGCGCATGGATGAGTACGTTTTTAAACGCACCACCACCACGCGCGCCCTGTAACGTTTCTTTCAGGGAGTCCATGCTTTCGCGGTTTACCTGCGCTGCACCGATGTAGATGATGCACCCGGCGTGGGATCCGTTGTCGTAGTACAGTTTTCTGAACATGTCCGCCGAATGAGAAAGGCTGGCCGAGAGTAATGCGCCAAGATATTCCGGCATGCCGTAGATTTCCTGGTTAATATCCGGATTCATCAGGTGGCACACTTTGCCAGGGCGAAACTGGAACGCGTCCTTGCCATCCTGCACATACCACCATGATTCAAGATCGCTTCCGCGTCGCATGTATTTCGCCAGGGCGTGCCGTAATTTAAGCGGTTCGCCGAGCATATTACTTCTAAGCTCAAGGAATGCGTTACCGAACACAAACCAGTCCAGCGCCAGCGCCGAGAAATCCTGCCGGGAAAGCAGCGGGTGCGGGATGTAGCAACCGAGTAATACATTGCGCTTAAAGTAAAGCGCAGACTGATGCCAGGACGTTTGCCGGGCTGCTCTTGCCAGACCGTACCAGTCCACCGGGGTTTCATACCACCGTCCGTTATCAGCACAGTACATATTGTCCAGCAGGTCATGCCCGGTCAGGCGATAAGGACCATCAAATGTGAATGCACTGAGCGATGATTCTTTCCTGAGCGCATCAGCGAGATCAATGCGTGAACTCATGCGCACTTTTTTATTTTTTCTGCTCATCAGAACTCCATAACCGTGAAACGCTCGTTTTCTCCTTCGCCGCCAATCGGTTCGTTAATGACAGCAAGCATGGTTGCCCACGCAAGGTCGCCGTGGCTGATCCCCCTCGCGCGGTCCGTTTCGTAAGTGATAAAGCCGCCCGGTGTTTTCACCTTACGCACGGCGTTAAAGGCCGCGACCAGCTCGCGTTCGGCGCGATCGTATTCCCACCGCCCGGCACGCATTATTTGCAGCATTTTCAGTACCAGCGACCGTTTTGATGACAGCGTGAAGGTGTACGGAATAGCAGCAGGGAAAAACCGTTTCACTATCTGATAAACAGCCTCCCCGTTCCCGCCCGTCACATCAATGCCGATGTGTTCCACGTTGTAGCGATACGTGAACTCTTCAATGACTCTGGCCTGTTCTTCAAACTCCAGCCCCTGAACGCGTCGCGTCTCCACCGTTCGAAAACGGCCACCAGGAACAGCCGGAGGAACCACCACGGACACAGCGCCGCTGTCGCCGTTGCCACTACTGCCGTTTGCGTCATACCCAATCCATACCGGACGATTCCCCATCGGGCGGGGAGCAAAAGGTTTCCAGTCTTTCCAGTCGTCGTATCCGTCAACACCGCAGCCAATCAGGATATTCAGGTTAAATGCCGATTCCCCTTCGCGGACAAACTCACACATATAGAGATTGAGGAACTCGTCTTCGGTGTTTTCATCACGAATTTCGTCGATATCGGTGTGTTTCCAGCCGTGATTGACCACATCTTCCAGCGTGACAATTTGCCGCCACGTCCGGTCAGGGCAGATAAGCCCGTTATGCAGCGTTTTCCAGTCCACAGAAAAACGCTGGCGTTTATGCGTGGCCTTTTTCTCGTTCCAGCGGTCGCCGTTCCAGTAGGCGTATGCCTCGTGCGTTTCGGTGGATGGCGTGGAGAAGTAGGTGCGCCGCAGTCCGCTGAGGGTTGCCATAGCGCCAGCCACCTTGCGCAGTTCAGCAAAGCGACTGACCCAGAAAAATTCATCAAAATAAAAATTGCCCGTATAGGACTGTGCCGACGCAGCAGAAGTGCCGAGAAAATGCAGCTCTGCGCCGTTGGAGAGGATGATTTTATCGCCCCCTTTCAGCTCCACATCAACTTCAGCCGCGGCCTTCTGAATAATGCTTTTAAACTGGAACGCCTGACGACGCGACGCAGACAAAAAAATCTGGTTACGCTGGTAAGGTTGCGCCACATCGTCACGCAGCGCCATCAGCAGAGCTTCCTGTGCAAAATACCAGGTCGCCCCAATCTGTCGGGATTTCAGGATCATCCTGTTACGTATCCCGGCTTCCCTGCAAAGGGTCAGGGAGTCAAACCAGCCCCGCTGATGCCACTCCAGCCTGCTGATGATTTTTTCCCGCAGTGCGGCAATCTGTTCCGGCGTGAAATGATTTTTGAGTTTTTTCGCCCGGCCTTTCTTTCCTGTGACCGTCGCATCCGGCTGGCCATCATGCAGTTTTTTAAGCTGCCGGGTCAGCAGGTCTATTTCCTTAAAGTCACCGCCTGTTTTATTCTGTTTTTCAGTAAGCTGGATGAGGCGCGCATCGATGGACTGCGTGACACGCTGCACGGGTGGCGTTTCATCCCACTGGTCGCGTTTTTTCCACGCATAAATCGTGTTCGGGTTTATTCCCATCAGACGTGATATTTCTGCGGGCGGATAACCCTGCCAGTAAAGTTGCCGCGCACGCTGGCGCACAAAAGCGTCCTGAATCATTGCTCCCCCTGAGTAATTACAGGAAGATTACCCGCGCGCGAAACTGTTCTCCTTAACCCCCTGTTCTGGCCGTTTTCTTACAACAAAATCCCTTTGTATCAGCCTGTTACGCTTTGCCATCATGACTGAAGAACCAGTCAGAGGGGCAAAAACTATGGCTAATGAAAAAAAGACATCCCGCAAAAAGTTTCGCGTGGCTGTCTCCGGATCAACTGTTGATGGCCGCGAAATCAGCCCGGTACATCTGCGTGAAGCCGCCGAGAACTTCAACCCGGATGTTTACGCTGCCCGCGTGAACGTTGAGCACTATCTCTCGCCATGCCCGTCAAGCGAATTTTCCGCAATGGGCGATGTCACCGCGCTGAGTACGGAAGATATTACGGAAGGCCCGCTGGCCGGACGTACTGCGCTGTATGCAGAAATCGAACCGACCGAGCGCATGAAGCAGCTTATCGCTGACGGCAAGAAAATCTATTCCAGTATCGAACTGCACCCGCAGTTCTCCGTTAACGGGCGTGCCTATCTGGTCGGGCTGGCGATGACCGACACCCCGGCAAGCCTGGGCACTGAGCGCCTGAAATTCACGGCACAGCAGCGTCAGGCGGTGATGACGTTCAACAGTATCCAGGGTGAAGCACCGCTTATCTCCGAAGCCATCGAGTCTGAAATCATCGAAATGGCAGAACAACGCCAGGAAGAAGGCACCCAGTGGTTTAACCGCGTAATGGGGATTATTGGTCGTGGCCGCAAAGCGGATGACGCCAGTTTCTCCCGTATTCAGGAAGCGGTGGAAGGCGTTGCAACATCACAGGTCGACATTATCGACCGTTTTAATGTGCTGGAAACCCGCCATCAGCAGGACCGCCAGAAAATCACGTCACTGACCACAGAGCTGACAGCACTGAAGGAAAAACTGCGCACGCAGGACGGCGATCCGCAGAACCGCTTCACCGCAACGGGCGCAGCCTCCGACCAGCTGGCTGACTTCTGATAAGACAAAGGAGCAAATTTTTTATGAATCTGGTGATGTCAGATATTACCCGCAACAAGCTGGGTTGCTATATGGCGCAGCAGGCGTCGCTTAACAATATCCCGGTATCTGCACTGGTATCGCGATTTACCGTGGAACCCGCGGTGCAGCAGCGTTTTGAAAACGCCTCAAAGGAAAGTACCGAATTTACGAAAAGAATTAACGTGATCGGCGTGACCGACCAGAAAGGCGAAAAAATCCTCCCGGACACCACCGGGCCAATTGCGCGCACGAATAGCAGTTATGACGGCATCAAACGCCGTAACCCGAATAACGTGATCGATATGAAGTCTCGTCAGTACCAGTGCGAACAGGTGAACTACGATACCTTTATTTCGTACCCACAGCTTGATACCTGGGCGGCCCACAGCGATTTTCAGTCCCGTATCAGTACACAGATCGCCCGGCAGGTAGCGCTTGATCGCATCATGATTGGCTTTAACGGCACATCCCACGCCTACGAGTCTGATTTTCACACCAACAAGCTGCTTCAGGACGTTAACGTGGGCTGGCTGGAGCACATCAGAACCGATGCCAGCGAGCGCGTAATGAATGACGTGACGCTGACCTCCCGCAACATGGACAACACTGTGGCGCACGCGGGTAAGTATGCGAATGCCGATGCTCTGGTACAGGATGCGCGCTCATCCCTGCTGGATGAATGGCACAAGGAAGCTGACGACCTCGTGGTGATTATGGGGCGCAACCTGTTTAACTCGCTGCGTCTGCCCGTGCTGAACAGCATCAGCGGCCAGAATCCCAATGCGGAATTACTTGCCGGGCAGCTCATCCTGTCATCGCGCACCATTGGCGGGCTGGGCGTGTTCCTTGCGCCGTTCTTCCCGGATGCAACGATGCTTATCACCTCGTTCAACAACCTGTCGATTTACTGGCAGAAAGGTTCAATGCGTCGTCTGATGAAAGACGAGCCGGAATACAACCGCATCGCCACCTACCAGTCCATCAATGACGCTTATGTCGTTGAAGACTATGGCAAGTGCGCGATGGTCACTGGCCTGAAGTTCGCCGACAGCTAATCAACTCACGGCGGGCATCATGCCCGCCTGTAACGGAGAGAAAAAATGATTACTCCTGCACAACAACACTGGCAGAACGTGATGGCACAGCGCGCAGGCCGGGCGAATGAAGGTGTGGACCACGCCGCGTGTACCGCGCATGAAGAAGTGCTGTATCGTCTGCGTCTGGCACAGGCCAGGCTAAAGGCCATACAGGCCAGAAGCGCGAAAGCCGCCATCAAAAAAGAGTTGTTGCCGGACTTTTCCGGCTGGATTGAGGGAACGCTGGAGGCTGACGGCGGGCAACAGGACGAAGTAATTGCCACGCTGATGGTGTGGGCGATTGACTGCGGCGATCTTCCGCTGGCGCTGCGTATTGGTGCATATGTGGTCCGTCACAACCTCATCATGCCGGATAACTTTGGCCGTACTGCTGCCACGGTACTGACCGAAGAAATCTGCAACCCGGTACTGACGCAGGCTGGGACGGATGCCGACGCGGATTTATCCGCCTTTATCGAACCACTGGACACACTTTGGGAAATTGTCGCCAACCAGGACATTCCGGACGAAGTGCGCGCCAAATTATGCAAGGCGTGTGCCTTTGCCCGTCGTGGCCTGACCGATGCAGACAACATGGCCTCATCACTGAAGCTGCTGCGCGAAGCGATGCACCTGAACCCGAACGCAGGTGTGAAACGCGAGATTGCAACCCTTTCCCGCGCCCTGAAAAAAGCCGATTCCGCAGCCGAACCAGAAGACGCCAGCGCACAGCAGGCGCAGGACGAAAGCAGCAAAAATAAAAAGACAACGCGGAAGCCTGCAACACGAAAAACCACCGCGACGCAGAAGGCAAAGCGCGGTTAACGACTGACCCCGTCAGCGGGCGGCGTGCGCGGTGTTCCGGTTTGACTCCGTGACCGTTTACACCGCGCACCCACCGCCCGATTTTTTCAGGAGTGAACCCCATGAGTATGGTTGCCAGAACTAACCCCGGCCCCGCAGAGGACGACATCACCGATACCGATGATGGCGACACTCGCATTTCAGCGGGTGCATTCTGGCCGGATATTGTGCTGCGTGAGCTGCGTCTGGCGGTACGACTGCCGGGCCGCGTGACCACCTCCCGCCTGCTGCATACCGCCACCGGGGCCATAGCACACGTTACCCGCGAGCTGGAAGCATGGCAGCAGGAACAACAGGCGGCTGGCTATCAGACGCTGGCCGATGTTCCGGCCCCTGTAATTAACGGAGAAAGCGTCAATCTCTGGCACTGGCGCAATGCTGTTTATACCGCCACACGCGCCCTGATTCTGGAGCGTTACCGCGATGCGGACACAACGGACAAGGGCGACCGCCGGGCGGACGCACTGGATATACAGACATCGGATTTGTGGCGCGATGTGAGCTGGGCCATCTCTGACATTCTGGGACGACCGCGAATGTTTGCGGAGCTGTGCTGATGAAAGTGAAGGCACTGGAAGGCGACACCGTGGATTCGCTCTGTTTCCGGTACTACGGCACGACACGGGGCGTCACCGAAAAGGTGCTGGATGCCAACCCCGGACTCTGTCAGCAGGTATTTCTGGACGCCGGGCAGGAAGTGGAGATGCCGGAGCCGGAGAAGAAGAAACGAGAAATGATTCAGTTGTGGGGGGAGTAGCAGTGAGCACCATTCAAACAGGGATCACAGAGCAGGTTATTGCGTGGCTCTTTGACCACCTGCCAACGGTGTATGCAGTAGGCGCGGCTGTCAGCATTTCCGCGCTGATGAGTCTTTATGACGGACGAACACTGGTTCAGACCGTAACGGGATCGCTGGCGTGCGGCGTTCTTGCCATGGCCGTGGCCGGGTCGCTGCGCTTCTTCGGGATCCCTGAGGATGCAGTGACGTTTTTTGGTGCCTCAATCGGTTTTATGGGCGCAGAGAAAGCACGCGACAAGGTTATTGCAATATTTGATCGCAGGGTGAAGGAGAGGAACGAATGAGCAACACATTTAAATTCAGCAGCCGAAGCGAAAAGAATTTGCAGGGTGTAAATCCTGATCTGGTGAAAGTGACCCGACGGGCGCTGGAAATCTCGGAAGTGGATTTTGGTATCACCGAAGGATTGCGCAGTCGTTATCGTCAGAAGCAGCTCGTGACCACAGGCAAGAGCCAGACCATGAACAGTCGCCATCTCACAGGGCATGCCGTGGATGTTGTGGCTTATGTTGGCAGCCAGGTGTCATGGGAATGGCCGCTGTACGAAAAAATCGCAGCAGCATTCAGACAGGCCAGCCGGGAACTGAATATTCCGGTGGAATGGGGCGGCGACTGGAAGACCCTGAAAGACGGACCGCATTTTCAGTTACCACACGGAGCCTATCCGGCATGAAGCTCTGGCCCACGCTTGGCGTCGCTTTCCTTCTGATTGCCGCATGGGGAACATCCATGCGTCTGTCGTGGTCGCTGGGCCGGGAGAACGCCAGAAACGAAGCGCAGGCCAGCACCCTGAAAAGTACCGTCGACACACTGAATATCATCAGCGCCGGGGTACAGGATATGCAGCAGGTGCTGGCTCAACTCCGCGCGGACAATCAGCAACGCAATCAGGACGGAGAGGTAAGACGTGAACAGCTACGCAACGATATTGCAAAAGATGAATGCGCCCACGCTTTGCCTGACGCTCGTTTTACTGACAGGTTGCGCAGGCACGCAGAACGCGCCACGGCCAGCGCCGTCAGTCCGGCTTATACCGCAGACGCTGACCATGCCGGTAACGCCTCCCCCCTTCCCTGACCAACCCACATGGGGAAACCTCGGAATATGGGGCGACCGCCTTCTGGATGCACTGGAAACCTGTAACGCGGATAAACGGGCCATTGCTGAACTGGATAAGAGAATAGCCGAACTGACACACCAGACGGGAGTAACACAATGACCAGTAAGAACTTTGCACTGATTACAGCCATGACACAGGCTGAACTGACTCAAAAGGTGAATGAACATCTTGCGAAAGGGTGGCATCTTCAGGGGGAGACGCGGGTTGCCTACGAACCCGGCACCCCGTGGTATCTAATGCAGGCAATGGTGGCCGATGGCACTACAGACATCTCACCTGATTCCCCCCAGCACGGCAGCGTGCCGGAGTGGTATTACGTGGTGGTACTTGCTGGTCAATCCAATGCCATGTCATATGGTGAGGGAATGCCGCTGCCGGATTCTTACGATGCGCCCCACCCACGCATTAAGCAACTGGCCCGTCGCAACACAGTGACTCCCGGTGGTAAAGCATGCGCATTTAACGACATCATTCCGGCAGATCACTGCCTGCATGATGTTCAGGATATGAGCGTACTGAATCACCCGAATGCAGACCTGAGCAAAGGGCAGTATGGCTGTGTCGGACAGGGCTTGCATATTGCCAAACGCCTGTTGCCTTACATTCCACAGAATGCCGGGATTTTACTGGTTCCATGCTGTCGTGGTGGTTCGGCATTCACCCAGGGCGCGGAGGGGACATTCAGCGAGTCCACAGGAGCCAGTCAGGATTCGGCTCGCTGGGGTGTGGGTAAACCTTTATATCAGGACCTGATTTTGCGCACGAAGGCCGCATTGCAGAAAAACCCAAAAAACATGCTGCTGGCCGTATGCTGGATGCAGGGCGAATTTGACATGAGCGCCGCTACGTACTCACAGCAACCTCCGCTGTTTGCGGCCATGCTGAAACAGTTTCGTGCGGACATTACCGAGTTTAACACGCAGTGTCATGGAGGCAGAGCGGCAAGTGTGCCATGGATTTGTGGTGACACGACGTATTACTGGAAAAACACCTACGGCACGCAGTACGACACCATTTACGGGGCGTACAAAAACAGGGAGAGCGACAACGTTTTCTTTGTGCCATTCCTGACCGATGGTAGTGGCAACAATACCTCCACCAACGCACCAACGGAAGATCCGGATGCTGCAAGTGAGGGATATTACGGTTCGGCATCCCGAACGAACAAAAACTGGGTATCATCAAATCGCCAGACGCATTTCAGTTCATGGGCGCGCAGGAGCATTATTCCGGATCGTATGGCAACCGCTATTCTGAACG